GTTTGACACAATAGGATTAAAGGAAGGTAGACGGTCCCAGTATTGTATACTGGAAAGAATAGTAAATTCACTGCTACCTGATGCCAAAATGGTCAAATTTTAAATATAAACTTGTATTAGATATAAAATTTTTTACTTAACATTTTCAATTAATTGAAAAGAAAGTTTAGCTGCAAAAACAACGCAACACAAATTTTTATAAGGTTAACCCGTTAAACAAAATCATACATATTAACTATAAGAACATATATTACGTTTGATTTTAAATTGAATAATTAAAATAATAAAAATTAATTTGGTTTGAGAAGGTAATTAATATACATATAAAACATAATGAGTTTTATTACAGAAACATCGGCATTTTTTATTGAAAACAAGGCTTTGTTTGGAGCTTTTCCTACACAGCTTCAAATTTCTCAACTTGAAGAGTGGGGGGTGGAATTGATTGTTAATTTAACCTCAAATAATGAAAAAAAAATTAAACCTTACTTTACTAAATGCAAGGTAATTCAATATAGTATTCCTGATAGAGAAGTTCCAAACAATTTAATTACATTTTATTCTCTTGTTTTATTTCTTTCTGAAATAATAAAAAACAATAAAAAAATTTATATACATTGTAAAGGAGGTCATGGTAGATCAAGTCTACTTGTATGTGTTTTAATATGTTTCATATACAAAATTCCTCCTAAATTGGCATTTAAATACACATCTAAATTTCATGCTTCTCGATTAATACATTCAACAAATCCTAAAAAAAATGAATATTGGAAAAATAAAGGGTTTCCTCAATTTAAAGAGCAAAAAATTTTTGTTGTTGAAACTTTTCAAAAATATAGTATACCAATTGATTCTCCTTTTTATATAAAAAATAATTGGCTTAGTAATTGTGGTTTGTATGATAATTATTTATTGAAAACTGGTTTAGGTTTTATTATAGGAAAAAATGGAGAAGAGTTAGAAAAATATCGTAATAATCTTTTTTTAAAAAAAGCTGCCTATTTATTTGTTTAGTATTAAGATAAAGAAAAATTATTGGAAATAAAAAGAATGTTTATAAATCCTTTAGAATTTGCAATTGATGATGGAAATCTTATATTATTAAATAGCAGAGGTTTTTCTTTTGTATTTTTTTTTACACCAGAATGTATTTATTGTGATGATGTTAAACCAGCTTTTGATAAAATGTCCGAATATTTTAAAGGATGTAATTTTTATTACTGTAATGTAAGAGATTCAAATGACTATTTAATTAAAATAACAAGTTTTAGTAAATTTCCTATTACATATGTTCCAATATTTCTTTTATTTGTTGATGGAAAAATAATTGGACGTTTTTTTCCAGATGAAGACAATCCCATTAATAATAATCAAAATATGGCAAATTTTATAAAAAATACAACAACTCAATATATGAATAAAATTAATCACCCAAATATTGAAAAAACAAACTCAATCGCTCCGTTAACTACTATAGGTATTCCTTATAATAGATCAATGAAAAAAGTTTGTAAACTTTATAGTGAAGCATATAACACAAAATAATATAGTTTAACAATTCCTAAAAGTTATTTTTAGGAATTGCATATAAATTAAAGTAGCTTAAAGTTAAACTTTATATTATAAAATGATTCAAGAGGCTTTTTATTCAGTTAATTTGGTTAAACCAAATAATGAATTTGTCCGTTTTATTGATGGTATTTTTTATTTAGAACATGGATCAGAATTTAAAATTGTTATTTGTAACAATAGTTCTGAACATAGAATTAATGCCAAAATTTATATTGATGGTAAAAGAATTGGATATTTTAGAATTGGTAAAAATAATAAAATTGTTGTAGAGCGACCAGACGATGAAAATAAACAAAGAAAATTAACATTTTGTGCTCTTGATTCTAAAGAAGGTAAAGCTGGCAATCTTCAAGATTCAGATAAATTAGGACAATTGTTGGTAAAAATTGAACGAGAAATTGAACGGCCAAAGAAATGTTATTTTTCAAGTGATGAAGATTTTGATTGTTGCAATTTTTCAATGCATTCAGATTCGTTTTCTGGTTCTGGTTCTGTTATGGCATTAGGTGGGCATAAATTTACACCAGCAAATAAAAAAGGAGGAACAGTATTGGGAAATAAATCAACTCAAAAGTTTTCAACAGCAGAGTATATGGAAATTTCACATGAAATTATTCACTTAGAAGCAAAAATGATGTTACTGGTTAAAGATGAACCAATAATTCCTCTTTAATAAACTTTAGCGCCGTTAGGCACCCAGCCGCTTTGCGACTAGTAGTAATTAAAACAAGTTTTATTATGTATTTACATAATAAAACTTAACTAAAAATTTATACTGCAACTTTGGTTAAACTGTTATTAAAATATTTTTTGTAATATTACAAAGAACATAAACTTGTTTGAATAGGAGCATCACACATTTTATTAGACCAATTATCACTTGTTAAACTTGAATAATCAAAATATACTGGGCTTCCTTGTTGACCTTTAACTCCACAAGGAGATTGCCCAAAATAATTAGGAGCATATTTTTGACAAGCAGCAATCATATAAGGATTGCTGCTAAACATATATGGTCCTCCTGAACATTTTTGATTTATACAAGGAAAAAATAGCTGAGTATTATACGCTCCGTTTAATCGTGCATATCCAGACGAGTTTGACCCGTGAACATATCCATATTTTTCTTTAGGAGATTGTTGCGCTAACAAAATTATTAAAATTGCAACAATTATAACTAATACAATTGTAAAAATATTTGAATTACAAGACATTTTTGTTCAACAAAAGATTTTATTGAAAAAATTTTCTCAATAAAAATTTTATTGAGAAATAAAACATATTGTTTTATAAGCTACTTTATTTGTACAATCTTTGATCTACATTAGGAATATTTAATGACTGAAGCTGAATGCTAGGAATTTTATATTTTTCTTTATACAATAACCAAATTATTAAAATTGCAACAATTGCAAATACTATAATTGCAAAAATATTCGACATTTTTGTTAGTAAAAGTTTTTAATTTAATAAGTTAAAAACATAGTAATAATGGCCTGTGAAAACCTTCGTGAATGGAATTGGACTGAAGGTAAAGAAAAAAAATTTTCTGTTAAAGGAGTTGATCTTTCTTTTAATTATTTTACATGTGGAATATATTTTTTTGATGGGATTTTTCATTGTGTAAAATTTCCAAAAGGTATGAAATTATACCATGGGAGCCCATATCTATCTTTATTTAACAACGAATATCCTGCTGGAAAAAATTATTATAAACAAAATATAGATATAAATTTATTAGCAAATACTGTAGAAAAAAACAAATCTGAAGTAGATGAAGCTATATACAAACAAATTTCTGTTGAGCCAGCATGGTTTGGATCTCATGATGTTGCTAAAATATATTCTTCAAGAAATAACAAATTTCCTTTTTGTAAAGATAAATGTATATCAGTATATCGTTTAAAAAATGATGCAACATTTCTTTTAATTGATAACGATTTTAATATATGGCAAATGTTGGCAAATGATGCAACTCCAAATGAAATAAAAATATATTTAAGACAAATGTTTTCTTTACAACAAAATGTTGTAAAAAATGACGATGGAAAAGTTGCTTTTATTTCAAAAAGCAGATTTTCTGCTAATGTTTATGAAATTCCATTTGCTAACTGGTTATGTAAAAACCTTCGTTTAAATTATGCTGGGTATGCAGCAGATGTAACAAAAGTGGACGTTTATAGACGGTTTCATTTAGAATTTATGATTTGCAATCCTATCAAGTGGCTTGAACGAGACTTATCGTCACCTTTAGACTGGCAATATTTTAACATGTCTATTATACCACCAGAAACCAAACAATTACTTGAACAAATGAAATTATACAAATCTATCAATGTTAATTTTCATGCTGGTAATTTGTTTGAACATTCAATTTGGTCTGCATTGTTTGCAGAACAAATTATATTTAATACACCTCATATTTTAAAAATATTATTTAATACTGAGGATCTTCGAGTTTCCTTTTCCAAAAAAATTGTTGCAATAGCATTATTGCATGATATTGGAAAAATGAATCCTTTTCATTCAAAAACCGAACGTCGCGAATCTGATTTTATTTATTTTTCTATTAAAGATCATCCAGAAATCGGAGGACAATATATAAGAGGAACAAAACAAATGCCAGTATTAAATTTAAAAACGTTAGAAGTAGAAAAATTTTTTAATGTTAAAAAACTTTTTAATGAATTGGGGTTAGATTATTCTACAGAATTAGAAACTGTAGCAAAAATGATTGATCTTCATTGGCAGTTGGGAATTTTAATGTATGATCCAGATGGAGTGAATAAATATTTATCTTTACTTAATTCTTCTAAAGATTTTATTTTTGCAATTCTTGTTATTTCAATAGCGGATATTTTAGCTTCGCAGCCATATGGCTTAAATAATTTAACAGCTGAATTAAACCATCATTCTAAATTTTTTCCATTTATTAGCAATGTACCGCGAAAATATAAAGGAGGAAATATTGCCGATACAAGTGCGGAAAAACGTAAAGAATTTGTAAATAAAATATCAAATAAAATTTTTAATACAAATTTTTAAAAAGGTATTTTATTACAAATATTTGTAATAAAATAAATGTTATAAATAATGCAATTATTTTAAACATTTTAATATTTCATCCGCAATTTTATTTGTAGTTGCCTGACCATTAATAATATAAGAATTTTGTTTTTTTGAGTATAAATTTATATACCCATTATGAAGGGTTTCTAAATATGTTTTATCAACATGTATTTCGCATTTTCTGTCACGTTTGTTTTTTCTTATAAAACATTCATCTACATTTGTATTTAAATAAAAACTAATATCTGGGCACCAAAAAATATCACAATATACTTGATATATAAGTTCAACCTCTTCATTATTTAAAAATCCGTTTTTAATTCCATTATTTACAAATAACATAGAAGATAAAGGAGATCTTTCAACAAAAACTATTGGTTGTTTTGTAATTTGTACATCAAAAGAACACATGTTTTCATATTGAGCTCTCATTGAGTGTAAAATTTTTATTTGTAAACTACACATCCACCGTTTAGGATTGGCGTAAAATTTTTCCAGTAATGTTCCCCAGTTGTTAAGATCTTCTTCAAAAACAAAATATCCTCTCTGTTTTAATTCTTCAAGAACTGTACTTTTTCCAGAACCGATATTACCATCAACAGAACAAATTAAAGGTGGGTTCAGTGAAGAATTTCTGGCTGGTAAATGACAAACTTTATTTTGAATAGTTGTAATTAAATCCTGGTGAGTAATATTGGCCATTGTTTATTCTTTCATTACCTTTACCATGTTCATAATTCAATTATTTAAATTTTTATATATAAAATTTTCAATGTCTTCCAGTTTTATAGTATAAGGAACAACAATTAATTTTATACCATTTTTTTGACAAAGTTCTTTTTTTATTTTGTCTCTGTATTTAGTATTGTAAAAAGAATCTTTTGAAGAATGAAATCTAGGAGTGTATTCATAATGTTGAATACCATTATATTCAATAGCAATTTTTAATTCCTGATTAAAACAATCCAATTCTAAACATTGCCCTGTAACATCGTTTTTTAAAAAATCAGGACGTGATTTTAAAAACTTTTTGTTGGTAATTTTTTCAATAACACGTCTACACTCCTTTTCTCCTTTACTTTCATTAAATATTGGTTTTTTTTCATATTGTATGGAAAAATCGTTTGGTTTATTAAACAATTCTTTAATCATTTCATTATAGTTTGTATATGTACCTGTGGAATTTGTAAATAAATTCCAAATAAAAATTATTATAATTATTGCAATACATATCCAAAAAATAATCTTTAAATTTTTATCTATGGTTTTGTTGAACCATTCTTGTATCATTGTTTTTTACATATCAATTATTGTTTTG